TTGTAATTTATATAATTTATTAAAATAATTATAAATAATAAAAATTAAAAAAAATATAATAAAAAATTGTATTAAAAATAAACTTAATATAATAAAAAAATTTATATTATTTTCCATTTATTAATAAATTTATATTTTATAAAATTTATATAATTTTATAAAATTTTTATAATTTTGTGATTTTTTTTTATTATTTTTAATTTATATGTTTATTTTCTATTAGATATTTTTTACTATCTCAATCTATCAAAGCTTTTTCTGCTACTTCTAACACATGATCTACAAATATTATTTGATTACAATTATCTACAAAAATTTCAGGTAATTCTTTTTTTGTTTTTTCTAAATCTTCTTTATTTTCAGAAGGTAAGAAAATAATTTTAACACCTGCTTTAAATGCTCCTTGAACTTTATATTTAACACCACCTATTTTAGATACATTTCCATATAAATCTATTTCACCAGTTAATGCAATTTCTCTATTAATTTTTAAATTTAACATTATTGATAAAAATGCTAATGTAAAAGATACACCAGCACTTGGACCATCTTTGGGTGTTGCTGCTTCTGGTGTATGAATATGAATACCATTTTTATATTGTAAGAAAAATTGTTCTTTTGCATTATCTGTTAATAAATTTATAGCTGTTGTAAATGCATATAATATTGATTCCCTCATAATTTTCTTTTGATTACCTGTTAGTTTTAGAGTAAATTTATTACTTAAACCTAAATAATTACCAGTTAATTGTATTGGTACAATACCACCACTGCACATTGATGTTGCATACAATCCATTTACAACACCTATCATATGTTTAGGATGAATTGATTTAAAAGTCATTTTAACATCACCTAAGTAATCTTTAATTATATCATTATTTATTATAAGAGGATTAGTAACACTGAATTCTATATCATCTTTAAATAAACCTCGTTGATAAATTTTATCAATATTTAATTTTAACAATATATTTTCTACATTTCTTTTTAATGATCTAACACCTGGTTCAAATGTATAATTTTCAATAATGTTTGTCAAAATTTCTGGAGTAAATATTACTGATTTGTATTCAAAACCAATTTCCTTACATAATTGTAATAATAAATAATCATTTGTTATTGTTATTTTTTCTTTTATACTGTAACTATCTACATTTAATACTTCCATTCTATCTAATAAAATTTTATCTATTTTTGATATATCATTGAATGAAAACATAAATATTACCTTGTTTAATGGAAAAGATATTTCTTGAAAAAATCTATCTTGAAATGAATTATTTGTCATTGGATCTGTTAAATGTATTAATATACTCATTAATTCATTAGTTTGACCAAATTTTGATACACATTTGTCTAATTCATCAAAATACATTATACATCTGGATGATCCTGCATCAACCATTTTTTTAACAATTAATCCTGGTTGTGCACCAGAATATGTATATCCATGACCATGTAAAAGCTCACCATCATTTTGTCCACCTAATGTAATTTGAACAAAAGGTATTTCTAAACATTCTGCCAAACATTGAGCAAATTTTGTTTTACCTACACCAGGTGGTCCTGCAAGTGCAATAGGACTAATATGTGAACCCTGTACTGATATTAATTTAGCTAATATTTGTAAAGTTTTAGTTTTTGCTATAGTATGACCATATATTTGTTTATTTAGCTTCATTTCAACATTTTCTAAAAATTCTTTAGATTTTTTTTTATCAATACTAACTAATTTAAACAAATTATCATCAGAATCAGATGGCCATGGAAATTGTACTAATATATTAACATATAATTTTATTTTAGATGTTTCATTATTTGCATTTTTTAAATCTTCTAGTTTTTCTAAACATATTTTTTTAATATGATCTGGCATGTTTTTTGATAATAATACTTGTCTTTTTAAATCAACATCTGACGACGTTATACCTTTTAATTTTTCTAATTCATTTTTAATATTAAAATTAGATTTTTTTAATTTTATTTGACCAATATAATTTAATTGTTGATATATTATATTTGCAATATATTCATTATTTCCTGCATTTTTTTTATCTTTCAATAAATTAAATAATAAACTAGCAATAGAACAATTTTCGTCTGATCCTAATAATAATAGTTTAATGGTATTATAAATTGTATATAAATTTTCATTAGCATCTTTTGTAAAAGTTTTAATTAATCTTACAAATTGTATTTTATTTAATTCAATAAATTTTATATAATCTTCATATAATTTTTCTATAAATTCTTCATCATTTATAATTATTAATTCAGTTATTGTCATATTTTTTAAATAAATATCTGCAAAATCAAAATTTATTTTTTCTAATTTATTTAAATTTTCTTTAGATAATTCTAATTTTATATTATTTGAAGGAGATTTTAAATAATTTATTAATTCTTCAAATCTTGTTTTTTTATTAAATAAAAACATATTTGATATTTGTGAAGTTCTTATGTAAATATTTAATGGATCTGATTTAATGTATCCATTTATCTTAAATAAATTATTATTTACCATTAATTCAACCATACATTGATTATTAAATAATATTACGTGATTTTCATTATATTTACTTATTTTGATATTTACTAATTTATTATTCTTTTTTTCTATCTCGTAATTTAATGGAACAAATATTTTATCTAATAAATCAATTTTCATTTTGTTATCATCATTCATATTGTAATTATTTATATTTGTTGTTAAATATATTATATCATTTATTGTTGTAAATCCAACTATCTTACATAATAATATTATTTGTTCTTTGATTTCTTTTAATGGATTAAACATCGCTATTTTTTTTAAATTATTGTATTTACCATAATTGTTTAAACTATCTATGTGTACCAAATTATTTCTTATGTTGTCTATTAATTCAAGTGTTATTATATCGTCTTTACTTAATATTATGTTTAAATTATTATCTTGTTTATCAATATTATTTTTAATTTTGTTATTTATTTTTTTGGTATCTACTTCTTCTTGTGTACTATAATCTTCTGATTTATTCTCCGATTTTATATCAGGTATATCTGAATACATTGATTCATTATGCAATATATTCACTTTTGTAGATTTATCTTTTGATATTATATCTATTATAGATTTATTATACAATTCATTTAATTTTTTAATTAGTTCATTTAATGCTTTCATTGAATTATTTTTTGAATACAATAATATATTCTCATTTTGTATTATTACGTCTTGAATATTAACCAGTATTAAACTTATTTTTTTATATTCTTTTTGTAATATATTACATTTAAAAATATCTTCTTTTATAATATTCATTTATCTTATATATTATAGTATAAAAAAAAAAAATATTTTTATCGTCATTTATTAAAATAATTTAAAAATTAAAAAAGTATACACATTATAATAATGGTATCCAAAAACACAAACACTGAAACTTCCACTAAAAAGTCAACTGGTAAAAATACTAAACAAGTAGTTAAAGAAACTTCTGGTAAAACTGCTGAAGTTGCACCTGTTGAAGCAGCTGCAACAACAGAAAAAAAAACAGTTAAAAAAGCTAAAAAAGCTGATGAGAAAACTACAACTGAAGCTGCACCAGTTGTAGCTGAAGCATCTACTGATGTTAAACAAACTGCTACATCGCCTTCTAAAAAGACTAAAGCAGTAAAAGCAGCCAAAGATGAAAAAGAAGCAAAAGCAGAAACAGTAGCTGAAGAAAGTGTTTCTACTAAATCAGCAAAAAAAACTGAGAAGAAGGCTGACAAGAAAGCTGAAAAGAAAGCTGATAAAAAAACAGTTGAAAAGAAAGCTGATAAAAAAACAGCTGAAAAGAAAGCTGATAAAAAAACAACTGAAAAGAAGAATAAAGCAAAAGTAGAAGTTAAACAAGAAACCGAGGATGCAGAAGGTGATGCAGAAGGTGATGCCGAAGGTGATGCAAATGCAAGATTAAGATATTTCAAATTAATTTACAACAATCAAATTCAAGGAAGATATTGTGGCAAGAAGCCCAAACAAGCAGCTAATAAGGCATTTAGTTCAATTATTAAGGATTGCAAGAAATCTGGCCAACAAAATGGTGGTGTCAATGTAGATATTAATTTTTCAATTAAAGAATGCACTAGAAATAGCAAGCACAAAGAATATAAATATATTGGAAAGAGACAAATTTTAGATAATCCAGTTAAAGTTGAAATTGCAAATGCTGATGGTTCTGTAAAACAAATTGAATACAAATTCCACAATAAACTCCAAAAAGCTCCCAAGGCTGTTTAATTACTAACTAATATTAATTAGGTAAAAATAATAAAAATAATAGTAATAATTTAATAATACTTATGTATTATTAAATTTTTCAATAAAATAATAAAATATTAAAATAATAAAATAATAAAATAATAAAATAATATAATTTTTTTATAATATAGAATTATATAAGTAATGTTAAATACAAAACCAATAAAAAAAGAAAGTAATAATAAACAATTATCATCAGAATATTATAAACAAAAAGAAGATAGTATCCATGAAAGTAATATTAATTTAAACAAAAATAATAATATTAATAATAATTTCAATAATAATAATTTTAATGATAATATTAATAATTTTAATGATAATTATAATATGAATATTGATAATAATTTTGATAAATTTAACAATGATTCATATAAATTAAAATTAGATGATGACATAGTTGAAAATAAATTATTAGGGGGAACACAAAATAGAGTAGAATTTAATGACGATAATAATTCATATATAATTTATAATAATTCTGGAATTGAATGTGTTATATCAAATGATGATATATTAAAAAATATGATTGATAATAACAATATGTATATTAAAAAATATTTATATACATTAAGTTACAATCATATATTAGAAGTAAATGAATTTAATTTTATAAATTCTATATTTACATCTAATTTAGATATTATTGTTAAATTACAAAATTTTATTTATAATACAATAAATAATAGTATATCTGAAAATAATGAAAATAATCAAGTATTATTATTTTTTTATTATCAATTTATTATTTGGATATTTAAAAATATGTCAATTTATGAAAATAATTTAAATGACCCTAATAAAATATCAAAGGTCTTCTCAACTCTAACTTATAGATTTAGTAGTTTAATTCTTAAAAATATTATTAATATCCAAAATATGTGTAACATGAATTTGGAATCTCTTGATCATATTATTTCACTCAAAAATGATTTATTAACTAAACTAGATCATTCTAATAAATCTTCTAATGAAACATCTAGTGAAATAATTGGTGAATCTTCTAATGAAACATCTAGTGAAATAATTGGTGAATCTTCTAATGAAGCATCTAGTGAAACAATTAGTGATTCTAATAATAATTCAGAATCAAATAATGTATTAAATGAGTTAAATATTAATAAAAATATATTGGATCATTATAAAATAATTAATAAAGATGGTCAACCTATTAAAAATTTAAAAGATTTATTTAGTGATAATGATTCTGATAATGATAATGGTTATAAAGAAATAGACGATACCATTGTTCATTCTACTGGAATTAATGAACAAAACATAAAAAAATTAAATGAAATAAGTGAATTATTAAAAAACAGTGAAATAAATTCATATAATAAAAATAGTGCATTAAAAAATGGAAAACTATATGAAATTAAAATATAAGGATATTTTATATGTCTAAAAAAGAAGAAATAATTAATTTAATAAATTTAATAAATGAATATGAAAATAATATTAATAAAACATATTTTACAAATAAAGATAAATTAAAAAGATACGAACAAATGTTAAATAATATAATAGAAGAATTTCACAAAACATCAATTAAAAGAAATTGGTAATTTTTATATATCAGAATAATATATAAATATTTATTATAATGGTTCAAATTTACATTAAACAAATAATACCTAATCTATATATTAGTGGTAATATTGAATTAACAAATGATGATAATTTATTTGAAGAATATATTAAAAGTAATAATATAAAAAATATTATTAGTATAAATAATTTTATAGAAACTGATAATAATGACGATTTTAAAGTATTAAATATAAATATTAATTATAACGATTTATTAATTAAATCTAATAAACTAATAACTATTGACTTTAATTCTACTAATAATTTTATTGAAAATTCTTACAAAAATAACCAAATTATTTTAATTAATAGTAATAATATAATATTATCAGCATTTATCGCTATTGGATTTATAATTAAAAATCTTAATATTACACTTTTTGAAACTATTTATTATATTTTTAAATCTATCAATATAGATATTAAACAAGTACCAACTAATTATATTCATACATTATTTGCTTATTATAAAACTTTAACTAATTGAATTTAATTTATTTATCATGTTCATTAATTCAGAATTTTCAATTGAAATATATCCAGAATTTACTTTATATATTATACTATCTAATTCTATAATTATATCTAATTTTTTATTTATTTCATTAATTTTTTCTATTTTTTGTTTATCATTGTTAGAATCTGAATTTATTTTTTCTAATAAATTTAAATATTCTTCTTCTTTTGTTTTTATATTTAATATAAATTTATTTATTATATTATATTCATCATCTAATAATTCATATTGTTCTTTAAATTCTAAATCATATTTATTTAAATTACTACAATATTCTGTAACAATTTCATCATTTAAATTTTTTTCTACAAAAAACTTGATTAATATGTCATTTGCATAATTGTTAACTTTCTCATATAATAATAAAATATTATCTATTTTATTATCTGTTTCATTATTCATATATTTAATTATTTTTATTTGTTTATATATATCATTATATTCATCTAAAATTTCTCTAAAATACTTGATTTGTTCAATATAATTTTTATTTGAATCTTCTGTATCATATATTTCGATACAATCTACTTCTTTCTCGTTATTTATACATTCTAAATTTATTATATTGTTATTTTGAATTAAATATATACTATAATTCATTTTATAATCGTGAAGTAATTCTTTGTATTTATCTACATCTATTAAATCATACGTATTATTTTTTAACCAACTTAATATTTCATTTACATTGTTTACTATATCGTTTTTTAATTCGTTCTCTATCTTAATATCTGATGAACTTAAATTTTCTATTATTTTGTTTGAACTATCAATTAATGATATGTAAGATTCTTTCTTGAATTTATCTATTCTATCATGATAATCCATCTTTTTAGCATTCTCTATTAACTCGTTAATTTGCTCTTCATTTAAATTATTCTTATTACCTGATATTTGTATGCTTTTTTTATTTAATGGATTATCTAAATCTTCTGCTTTTATTTTTATTATACCATCTATATCTATTTCAAATATTATCTGAATTTCAGGTATTCCTCTTTTTTGTTTTTCTATACCTGATAATATAAAATCCCCTATTAAAATATTATCTTTCGTAAATTTTCTTTCACCTTCAAAAATTTTTATATAAATACTATCTATATAATCTTTATCAGTTGTGTATTTTTTTATTTTTTTTATCGGCATTATACTACCTCTTGGTATTAGAATATCCATTAATCCACCAGAAGTTTCTAATCCTACTGATAATGATGTTCTATCAATTAATAATAATTTATCATTTATAGATGTTTTATTTATTATCATATATCCATGTATAGCACATCCTATAGATACTACATTATCTGGATCTATCGAATAATTAACATCTTTATTGAAATATCTTTCTATATTATATCTTATTATTGGTATTTTTGTCATACCACCTACCATAATGATTTCATTAATATCCTTTTTTTCAATATCACAATTAATAAGTAGATCATTAATTGGTTTAATAATAATTCTAATTAAATCTTGACAAATTGTATTAAAATTTTCTCTACTAAAATTAACATTTAAGTGTAAATTTTTATAAAAATTATTTATTTTAATTTTTGTATGTAAATTACTACTTAATGTAATTTTTGCTTGTTCAGATAGATATTTTAATTTATATAATATATTTTCTTCAATTTCATTAATAAAAGTATCTTTATTTTCAATTAAAGAAATATTCTCTTTGATAAATTCTAATATACAATATTCCATTATTTTATTGTCAAAATCTGAACCTCCTAAATTATTATTTCCACATGATCCTAATACTTCATATACATTATCTGTTATATTTAATAAACTTACATCTAATGTACCTCCACCAAAATCAAATACTATTATATTATTTGTATCTCTGTTTTTACCTAAACCATAACATATTGCAGCTGCTGTTGGTTCATTTATTAATCTTATAACTTCTAAACCTGCATAAGTTGCACTGTTTTTAATAATTTCTCTCTGATTTTTATTAAAATATGCTGGAACTGATAATACTACGTTTTTTATTGTTACTTTTTTATTTAATTTTGTAGATAAATAATTTTCTGCTCTAACTTTAAAACTCATAAAAATATGTACTGATATCTCAGTTGGATAATAATTCTTGTTCATATTTTCATCATATATTATTATATCATCATTTTCATCACTCTTTATATTATACGCTATCATGTTTAATTCATTCATCGTTAATTCTGAATATTTTTTACCTAACAATTTCTTAATTTCATATACTAAAAATATGTTTTTTTTATTATTTGATAAATTATTTGTTTTATCATACATGTTTTTTCTTATAGATGCCTCTTTACCTATTATTTTTTTATCATTATCTAATTCAATAATAGTTGAAATAGTTTCACTACCATCATAATCTGGAATAATAATTGATTTATTATTATACCATATACTTAAACATGAATTAGTAGTACCAAAATCTATACCTAAACATAAATCATTATTACAAATTTCAGATTCCTCTTTTAATATTTCCATTATTAAATATTATAAATTATAATATTTAATAGATTTTAAAATATTAAAATATATATATTATAAATGCCTGGTGGATTAGTTCAAATTATATCATCTGGAACTCAAGATATTACTCTAACCGGTAATCCACAGATTACTTTTTTTAATATTATATATAGAAGATATACTAATTTTGGAAAAAAAATAACTTTACTCTCATTTGATAATGATGTAAATTTTGGATCAACTTCGGTTTTAACTATACCTAAAAATAGTGGAGATTTGTTATCTAGGTTAACATTAAGAATTAAATTACCTAAAATTGATATTGATAGTATATTAACAGATACAAATATTTTAAATATTATTAATAATAATTTAACATCATCATATCAAGATTATGTACTATATTATCAGTATTTCTTAGAATTTTATAATAAAGAATTAAATATTATTGATACATTTTTTGCAAAATATGATAATACTATAATTTATACATATATTAATGACTTGAAGACATTCATTTTAAATTATATTAATGTAGATGAATTTAACCAATTTTTTCAATCTATTAATTTCTTCTTTAATAACGGATTTATTAGTTCTACTACTCAAAATAATTTAAATATATTCTATAATGCTTCTTTGTTTAAAATTATTAATGATAATTTAATTTACATTTATAATGATTGGTCTGAAGATTTCTTATCATATGATCTCTTTAAATTTACAATTTATAAAAATTTAGATATTATTTATAATCTTAATACATATATTTATAATCAACTTCAAAATCTATTAATTAAAAAAAATAATATATCTATTTCTTGGGTAAATAAAATTGCTATTTATTTATTTAATTCTATTGATATTTATATTGGTAGTAATAAAATTAGTTCATTGAGTGATTTTTATATAAATAATTATGGAGATTTATTTTATAAAAATACTGATATTTATAATATATTAATTGGAAATAATCAATCAATTAATAATTTTAATACAAAACAAGATGAAACATATTTATATTTAGCATTACCTTTCTGGTTTAATGGTAATTATGGATTATCTTTTCCTTTAATTTCACTGCAGTATAATTCTATACAATTAAAAGTTAATTTGAAAAGTTTTACTGAATGCATTAAGGTTAATATTGATTATAATATTGATAGTATTGACTTGCGAAATAAGATTATTAATTCTCTTGTTAATAATATAAATGATATTATATTGACTAAATTAGAAGTTTCAGTTGTTGCAGAATATATTTATTTAGATAATATAGAAAGAAAAAAATTTGCTCAATCTGCTCATGAATATTTAATTACACAAATTCAAGAAATACAATTTAATAATATTTCTATTAATAATAACTCATTTGTTTTAGATTTCTTCCATTGTTGTAAAGATATGTATTGGTTTGTTGTTAAAAAATTTAATATTAATGATATATTTAATAATAATATTAATGTTTTTTCATATCAACTAAATAATAATAATAATATTAATACTATCTCTAATATTGATAATTTAATACAAAATTATGCTAATATTATTTATAATAATTATACACTATTTGATCCTATTAATTTTACTAAAGGTCTTTTTTATATAAATAATACTAATTATAATTATAATTATAATATTATTAATAATTTAATACAATCTACAATTAAAAATGATATTATTCAAGAATCATATATTTATATGAATAGTACAGTATTAATTGGAGAAAATATAAATTATTTTAATTATGTACAACCTTACAATTTTTATAATTCTATTCCACAAAAAGGATTAAATATTTATTCATTCTGTTTAAATCCTACTGAAACACAACCATCCGGATCATGTAATTTAAGTAGAATACCTAATTTCTCACTAAAATTACAAATTAATAATAATATTGACTATAATAATAGTAATTCTAATAATAATATAAATGACTATAAACTAATTGTTCAAGTCACTAATTATAATGTATTGAGATTTTGTGGAGGAATTGCTGCTACAGCTTACACTTATTAATAATGTTTTTTGTTTAAAATTAAATTTATTATTAATATTATTCTATTATAATATTAATATTAAATGGGTGTTGGATTTATACAACTTATAACTAATGGTGATGATAATATTTTTACAAATTCACCTCAGATAACATATTTTAAAATTTATTATAGACGATATAGTAATTTTTTTATAAATAATTATGAAATACCTGGTAATAATATTAAAAAAAATAATATTATTAATTTTATTATACCAAAATCTGGAGATTATCTATCTAAAAGTTATATTAATGTGACAATTAATGAAAATTATACAGAATTATTTAATCAATATAGTTCATTGAAAACAACTTTAATAAATAATACTCTTGATTTTTATGATTCATATAGTTTACGAGTTGAAACTTTTAATAAATATCTAATTACAGATATCAAAGTTGTAAAATTTAATTTTATTTATAATAATTATAACTTCTTTACATTGATGTCTAATAATATTATTAATTCAAATAAATTATTATCATTTATTAAATCATCAGAAAATATCATTTTACAAACTGATAATCTTAAATTATTCTATAATTGTAATCAAATTTATAATTTTTATTCTTTTGATATTAATTCTATTAAT